TTTTTAACATATACAAATACATCTCGTTTATTTTTTCTTCTAACTCTTTACTGTTCTGTTTGTAAGAACCTTTACCCATTTTCTTTTGTCCTTGTAAATCCATCACAAGCTGAACAGGATAAGGCTTCTTTGACCACCCTCTTCCCATTGGATGTTGCTCTACAAAAAAACCTTTGTTCCAACAACCACTATACACCTTGTGTCTAATACGGTTGTCTTTGTTTATCTGTTCTAACGTGTAATCGCTGCCCATACTAATACTTTGTATGCTGTTAGGAATCCTGCTGCTTGTGCAGTCATCAAAATAAGTAATTGTTTTCCTGCTCTAATAAGTTCTGGTCTGTTGCGTTTAGCAAATACCATTTCTGTAAGTTCCATAAATTCTCTCATAATAATTGTTGTTTTAAATTAAAAGGGGCATTGCTGCCCCCTGTGGTTTTTTACTGAATAAAGTCAAATTCACTTACCCCTAACTTTTGCAACTTATTAATCGCTGAATTAAGTGTTTTTGAAACGTGAACACATTTAGCGTTAAAAAAAATTGCCCATTCATTACGATTCATTTGAATATGCCCACTTGAACTATGTCCAAAAGCATTTGTAATTTCAAAATCTAGAGCATCTCCGTTAGTTGTTACTGATTGCTTAATTAAATTTTTCATAATTGTTTGTTTTAATTGTTATACACTTCAAAGATATAAACTTTTTATTAACTACCAAATTAATAGATAAAATAATTTCCTTTGTGTGGGTTCTCTAATGTATCAGTCAATATGTAACGTGCAGCATCTATACAGTCAGGATGTTCTCCTGTGGGTTTCTGTAAGGTGTTCCCCTCTTTGTCCTTTGCCCAAATGTAGCCTTGTAATTCCCTCTTTAGGTTCTTGCTTCTTGATGTTATATAAAGTTCGTTTTGATTCATTAGGTTGATTCCATATACTACTGAATCCCTACCCTTGCTCACAGGTGTTACTGTATGTCCATATCCTTGTAGTTCTGCAATAGACTTTGGTTCTGCTGAATCAGCTACAATAGCTTCCTTTATTCCGCTTGTTGTTAGAAACCTGCTTATATCTCTATTAAGCATTCCTTTCTTGTATAGAACCTCATCGTAGATGTAAGCATCATTCCATTTATATAGTGCTATTAATGTTGTTGGGTCTACTGAATAACCAAAGTCCATTCCGTAGCCTAGTAGTCTAGCTTCGACAGGAACTGTATCAATCTCTTTCCAATCAGGAATACAAACGCCGTCAAGTGTTCCAATTTCTCCATCCAAATAGACTCTGCACCACGAAGCCCAATAAGTGCTTGTTTTAGCCTTTTCCTTTGCTTTTAACAGTTCATTGACTATGCTTTGGGATAAACTATCATTATCCCTATAAGTAAGCGTTATGAAGTCTGTATCGGGTTGTCCTATTAATTGCTTATCCACCCAAAACAATGCAGCAGGGTTGTAGTCTAACCATATTTGCTTGTTGGTTCTTATGGCGAGTTCTTGGTAAGCATCAAATCCTGATATAGTATTACACTCGTTCACGAACAATAAATCACGTCTACTACCTCTTAATTTTGCTGAATCGTCTGTTGAAAAGAAGTCGATGTAACTTCCACTTGTAAAAGTGTATCGCAACAAAGACTTGTTGTGTTGGCTTTCCTTATACCTATTTAAACTCTTGAGTATTTGAATAAAATCTTTGTATGCTCCACGTCTTAATGCAGGAACTGTGCCTGTTACAACAGATATAACCTCATCATTATTTTTGATTGCGTAGTCAATCAAGATAAGCAAGATGCAAATAGTCTTACCTGCTGATGTACCACCACGTACAATCTTGACCCTGCTGTTGAGGTTTCTTAGTTTGGTAAGTGCTTCTGTTTTCTTTATCTGCATATATTTTACAGATAGGGTTTAGGTTATCCCTAATCTATAAACAAAGGTACATCTTCGTTTATAGAGATGTCCTTAGTTTCTTTTGGTTTCCCAAGATAGTAGTTAAGATAAAGAGTAACCCATTTAATATCCCCTGACTTTACACCTTCTGCTAATGCAGCTAACGCATCATCTTCTAATGGGGATAAACGTTCTACAAGTTGTATTTCTTCAGCCTTAGGTTTTCTACCTGCACCTGCTCTTGCACCTCCATTAAACTTCCTTTTATCCAATTTGAAAAAGTTTGATTATTCAATATCTATATACTAACAATAAGATTTAGTATGTTTTGTTAATCCTTAAAGTATTCATAGACTGCCATAGCTAACAATCCAAATGCTGTAATTACAAATAGAAGTAGTGAGTATTCCATTATAGTTCTGCGTATTTAGAGTATTTATTTGTCTTGTAATATCCATTGAGAAAACTTGTTAGTCTATATAGTCTATACTTTGCTTTTTCTGCTAGTTCTATTGCATCATCTCTTTCTTGTTCTGCAACTTCCTTATATCTTATTAGCTTTTCTATGTGGGTTTCATTCTTTTTTACCTTAACCTTCTTTAGAACTTTTCCTATGGTTTCGTATGCTGCTAATTCACGTGTATATAGATTAGGTTGTAGTTTAAAGTTTTCAAACATTCTAAATCCGTATAGTGCTGTGGCGTGGTCTTTTTTAAAAACGTCAGCTATTCTTTGTAGTGAGTAAGGTGTGTATTCTCTTGCTAATCTGTAATAGACTGCTCTTGCTAATACGTTTCTTTGTTTTCTATTGTTTTGGTGCAGGTTTGTTTTTAACTCTGCTGCTACCATTTCTGCTATATTATCTAATATCATTCTTTTTCTCTTTAATGTTTTGTATTGTATCGTATCTTGTTTCTTTGATTGCTTTAAGGATTCCTGCACAGGCTTCGTAGTCTTCTACATCCTCGTACATCTTTAAGTAAATCTCTAGTTCTTCTAGGGGTACACCCTCTGCTATGTCTAGGATTGCTATCCTGTAAAACCTGTATATCTCTTTATTCAAATCTGATATAATCTATTGAATATTTCTCTATTAAATTTTTATTCAATAACATCCCTTTAGATGTATTAGTTTCCACATATTTATATGCAAGTGCTTTTGAATAAATACCTTGTAATTCTTTTTTATCAAACATATATGCTTCTATGTAGTTACCTATTATCCAAGTATGGGTATTGTCTTGTCTAAATATTCCAGACTTAACAAATTTATAATTTTTTACATCTGTTTTTTCTTCGTACTCTATATATAAATTACCTGTTTCTTGAAACCTTTTATCGTATTTTATTTCATACCCTTGCTTTGTTTCTCCAATATTATATTGGTCAAATTTATCATCTATTATATCTAAATGCAACTTTCTTTTTAATAATAGTTGTTCCTTAATATACTTTTCAAATGCTTTACCATCCGCAAGTTGTTTTTTGTAATATTCAGTCATATTTTTTATAATTCATTACCCCATCCATACCAATTTTGTTTTTTAATATCCCTACAAAACAACTCTATCTTATTGCCGTAGTTATACAGTTCATCTATTATATCTAAAAACTCAATAGGCTTTTCACTATGCCTATTACTCTTTTCTATTCTTTGTACGCTGTTGTGTAGTTTTTTATTATCTGGTGTGCAATTTCCTTTTGTTGCAACTAATAGAAATTCGTGTCTTACTGAATTATAATGTCCCATATTGTGCTGAACTTTATCCCATATAAAAGATGTCTTATAATTAAAACCCCAACTATTTATAGTTTGCAGTCCTTCTTTCAACAAAGGAGATGTAACCCATAGAAATAATACAGCATCTTTTTCTGTTATATTATTTACAGGTAAATTATATATATCATTATTAGACATTGTTCCGTAATGTTTTTCTGCACCACCTAAATTAGGTGTATTTTGTTTATCATTATAGGACCAAGCTGGGTCTGCGTAAATTACCCTAAACTTATCTTGTGTACTATATATATCTATATATTTATCTGTAATAGGTTTTTGTTCTGTTTTTTCTTCCCACTTCTTTTGTTTTTGTGATAAGTCATACACTTTAGCTGCTTTTAGCATTCTACTTGTAGTAAGTTCTATTCTCTTACTGCTTTCTTCTTTTGCAGTTAATATTTCTTCTTCAAATATTTCTTGTGGTAAAGAAGCTATTTTTTGAAATGCTGAACTTTGATTTCTGTTTATACCTATACTATTCAATGATAATGTGTCATCCCCTGTTACACTTCTTCCTTTTGGTAATTCTGTTTTTAATAAACCACCCAATATTCTTTGCGTTCTCAACTTTTGTTCTGCTATTACGTTTTGTAGTTCAGCATCTTTTTTTTCTGCTTTTGCCCAAACCTCAATAGCTTTTACTTTGTTTAAATATTCAACACCTGTTTCAATGTCTTTTATTTGTGCAAGTTGATGTTTAGCGTTATCTCTTAGTGCTAGTACGTCTGTCATTTTCTATTTTTTCTTTTATTTTATCTACTGTTTCTTTTGATACTCTTAACTTCCATTCACCATCCACAAAACAAATTTGTGCATCTATATATTTGTCCATCATAATATGCCTCTCATTACATATTGGTCAATATCATTTTCTTCTTGGAAGAAGTACTTGTAGTTGTCTACTGCTTGTTTGAATTTGTCCTCACCTCTTGCTATAAATTCTTCTGTTGTTTCAAAGATGCCAATATCACAACTTCCTTTGTCTACCACTAAGAACTTAAAGTCTTTTGCCTTAAACATTCTCTTGTACATATAAGCCTGTAAATCGTAGCCATACTTATCTGCACTATACTTAAATGTAGAAAGGTCAGCAGAAGTCTTTAAATCAATTATGGTGTCTCCTTGTATAATATCTGCCTTTGCTCTAAAAGGTAACCCCTCTATCATTTCTATTGCAGGAACCTCAAACTCTGATTTGTTTAGTAGTTTAAGTGCTGCTTCGTTTCTTAGTACAGCATCTGCAACTCTTTCTGCTTGGCTCTTTTCTTTGTTCAGAAATACCTCACCGTGTGCTGCTTTCGCTTCTTTGTATATCTTGGTGTTCTTGGTTGATGCTTCTACAAAGTGTAACTCATCTACTTTGTGTGGTTCTAATATCATCCAATGTACTAACTTACCCTGTGCTAATGCAGGACTGTCTGAACTAGGGTCGCCATACTTAGTTACGTTTCTGTAAGTCTTGGGTGATTTAAGAATCATCTTTAGACTACTACTGCTTAGTGCGTGTTGTCCTAAGTGTCCATAGTAAAATTCATCGTTGTACATCTCTGCAAGGATTTCTTCCTTTCCCCAATGCTCGTTGTTTAGTAGTGTAATCATATTGCTTGTCTTTTTATTTTCTCAAATCTTGCTCGTTTAACGTGTCCATCTAAATAATTGTCAGCATTATCTAAGATGTTGTCTAATTGTTCTTCTGTGTAGTTTGAGTACTCGTACTCTACCCACCAACTTTCTTGTTCGTATATCATAATTGTTTGTTTTAAAAAAGGGGGATTTCTCCCCCTGTGATTGTGTTAGTTAAATAACTTATCTTCTGTCGAATCCATAAGATACTCTACTTCCGATTTAAAAAAAGAAAATTCAGTTCTAATAGTTCCACAATCTTCTAGCGATTTTAACGCTGTGCCTTTCTTATAAGCACCTCTACCTTCAGTAAGTTCTAAGAACCTTTCTTCGCTAATCTTAAACCATCTTGGCTCATCAGCGTAACATTGATAAACATTTTGCATAATTGTTTGTTTTATTATTATGATGCTAATTACGTAAACATTTTTGATATAAACAAGTTATTCACTATCTTTTTTTTCTACACCTTCTAATTTTTCCAATCTAAGAATGACAGCAACTAATACTTTTTCCATATTAGCTACCCTGTTTCTCATCTGTATTAATTCGCTTTCTTTCATTTCTGCTGTTTAAGTTTCTCAATGTATAGTGTAGCATCCATCAGTTCCTCTTGTAGGTGGTTTAAGAAGGCATAGAATCCATCTGGGTTGTCTTGTAATGTTGTGTTATACTTTTGTATTCCTAGTTCACTACGTTGTCTGTATTTGCTTATTACATCATCTACTATCTTGTCTGTCTGTCTAAGGTCGACAGGAATAGTGCTGTCTGCATTCTCAAAATACTTTGTTACTGTATCACTCATTTTATAAAATTATTCCAAGTCCATACTATAAAAAATTCTATTGTTCTAAACAGAACATATCCTACTAATAGTTTTTGCATCATAATCTTAGTTCTTCTTTCTTCTTATATATTGATAATTGTTTCTCTAGTTCTGCAATTCTTTCATCTGCTTTCCTAGCACGTTCTATCGACCTTGTTGATTGGTTTCTATATTGGTCAATCGCTAAATGGTATGTTCCCCTGTCTAGCTGTAATTTGTTTGTAATGAATGTAACATTTAGAAGTGCTTCTCTTACTTCTTTCAGTTGTTCGTTTTCAGGTCTTGCGTTACACCACTCGCTTACATTCTCCTGCATTATTAGAAGTGAATTAGTAAGTTTAAGGTCATCAAGGTTATCAAATTTCTTTTGCATTGTATCTCTCATAATTGCTCTGCATCTATCACAGGCAGCATCGCCACCTCTTTTTCTACTCTATTGTTGTTTGTAAAGTAAGTCGTTTTTTTCATTCTTGCAAATTCCCATACAGGTTCAATCAAAAAAAGATTGTACCTATAAACTCCATTGGGTGTAGAACAAATGTAAATAGGTATATCAAGATTGTCGTTGCATTTCTCAATCATTGCATCGTACTTCTTTCTTTCTAAAATAAGTGTATTCCAATGCTTTTCCCTGCATTTCAACTCTATCCTGTGATAAGTAGAAGGACTGTAACAATCCCATCTACTCATCTTGTTTTTTGCCATTACTAAGTCTGGATAACAACAATTAACAAGGTGGTCAAATAGTTGTTGTTCTTGCATTAACTGTACTCCTTAAATACACGTTCTAACTTCTTCCATACCCCATTTAAAAAACAAGTGCTACAACCTGTTAATTCTCTATTGTCTTTAAAAACCCTATTGTATATTACTAACAAACTTTTTTGTTCTTCAGGTGTTACCTTGTTAAGTTTACCTACACGATCTGACAAATAATTAAATTCATCTTCTGTAAGGCAATTTGGCTTTTGATAGGGGAATAAGTAGTTAAGTTTATCTTTGCGTTCATCACATCCACAGTCCTCACCTGCCAAAAATTTAACTGCTTTCTCTATTCCTGTTGCTTTTGTAATCTTCTGTACAGTATCTCCTACCCCTGTACTTGCTTGTTCGTGGTTCTTAACCCACTCTTTGTAGGCTTTAGTCCTTTTGTCTTTTGGTGGTAATTCGTTCATAGTCGTTGTGTTTAAAATCTAAATACTCTTCTTCTAGTTTATTCCTTAAATCTTCTTTAAGGTGTTTTAATGTGTGGTAAATACTTACCCAACTTATTGATGTTTCTGCTGCAAGTTTACGCATACTCATATCCGTTTGACTATATAGCTTCCACAACTTCTTATCGTACCAACTCCATCCATCTGCTACCTCATCTACTAATTCACAGATTTTGTGAAACGCTTCGTTTTCTTCTATGTTGTCTTGTTGAGGTAGTTGTGTATATACGTCATCGTGGTCTATAAAAACAAACCCAACTTTTTTCTTTTTGTTGTAATATTGATAGTACAAACTTCTTAAAGTAAAGAACACATAACCTCTACTTACTTTACCATTCTTTATAACTTTTTCTTCACTTGCATACTTTATCAGTACAAAATACATTTCCTGCACAATATCTTCTGCATATCTATACTCACCAAAACTATTGATGATAGCTACCCAATCCTTGTGCTGTGCGGCAACAAGTTCTAACCATTTAAGGGGGTATCCCATATTACTGTAAAACTAATTATAAATATGCAACATTGCAACGTATGTTCTGTTACATCTTCTTCTTCTATGTCTACATAAGAATACAAAGCACCACACACTAACCCCATCAAAAGTCCTATGTGCATTTGTGCATTGTTCAACTGCCCCCAAAAAAGCATAAGGGTTAATGTTAGTAGTAATGTAAATATTAATGGTATCAAAATATTATTTCGTTTACTTCTGTTTTTTTGCTGTGTAAAATGTCTTTGCCTAGAAATTCAAATCCTACATTATTTCTAGACATTCGCAACCTCAATGGCATTTCGTACGGGGTGCATCTCATTCCAGATTCTGTTGATTTGACCTTCAAAACGTGCAACTCTGAATACATCCATTCAGTAGGGTGTGCTGTCATTCTGTGGACACACAGCACATCATCAGAACGGTTACCCCACTTGCCACCACCTTCTACTTGAGATAGGTTAAGGGGTTGAGGTAAGTTTTCGTATTCGTGTCCTTTAGGGTAAGTTCTACGCATTGCTTCTGTTACACCGTGTGCATTTAGGTAAATAGTTAAATTGTTTTGTTTTGCAAATAATCTTAGTTCACTTGCTACTTGGTAGTCGTATTCGTGTCCACCTAAGTTACGCATTAACTGTTTGTCTTTAGCTAGACTGTTGTAAGGGTCTATCATTAAAGCATCGTAGTGCCAAGCATCTTTAATAGCTTTTGCTTCTTGTAGTAGTTCCTTGTAAGTAACAAGGTTATCCACGTCTATTATTTTAAAATGTGTATCACACCACTTAACCGCTTCATCTATATTTTCTTCTGTTGCAGTTTGTATTGGTTTACCCATCTTAAATTCTATAATCTTTCTTACAATACTTTGGGGTGTGTTTTCACTTGACCAGACAAGAAACTTTAGATTGTGTTTTATTGCCCAAACAGTAAACAGGTATGTAAGTACTGTTGTCTTTCCTACGTTAGCGTGTCCTATTAGTAGGTTAAAATTTCCGTGTTTGAATCGCAAGTACTCGTCTATTTCGTCTATGTCTATCTTCAAACCTTCTTTTATCCTTCCGTGTTTTATGTCTAATATTCTTTCTTTTAAATCGTTTGCTCTTGCAATCATTTGTTAGGTATTGGTTTAATTCCGTATTTGTTTGTTTCTTTTGCTGTATTCTTTACGTACTTTTCAAATTTATATCCTAGTATAGGATTTACATTATAGTTCCAAAAATCGTGAGGCATTTCCTCACCTTGTTTCAGTTCTTTAAGTTTTCGCATAAATATATAAAAAAAGGGGGTTGTTACACCCCCACTTAATTAAAATGGTAAATCTACTTCTCTTTCTTTATTCTGTTCTGCATTTGTTACCTCGTTCCTTTCTGCAACACTTACTCCCTCATCACTAATCCATCGTACTGCTGCATTTCCCAATGTGATAGAAGGTGTCTTTGCTTCTCTTTCTTCTTTACTTAGTGATTGCGTAACCCAAACGTTATTTCCATAACTTGATTGGTTCTGCACCATTGCTGTAAAGTTGAGGTAACTCTTACCATTTTTACCTTGAATTAATTTTGATTTGTCAATTGACGTAAGGTCAATACTTCCTGAAATAATTGCTGTGGTCTTTTTTTCCATTGTATTTTAAATTTATAATTATTATGTTCTCCTTTGTAATATACGTTTTTTATTTTACACTTTTGATAACTCATCCTGTACTTTTTTAGATACTTTGTACTTTGATTTGATATTATCTATTGTGCCACCACCTTGTAAGTACTCTATTGCTTTTGAATATTCTACTGTGTTAGTGTTTAACCACTTCTTTTCTTCTTGTGTAGTCTTACCACTTGCAGCGTTTGCATCGTCATCTTCTGCTTGTAATCCTAAAAGGCTACTAAGTGTATAACGTCTGTAATATGTAACACAAGAACCTAACTTTTGTGGGTCTGTTATTTCAGGTAGTTTAAGTGCTGATACTTCTGCACCTCCTCCATCTATACATATTACTTTACTATAAACACAATCCTCTAATATAGGTTGTGTAAGTAACAACTTGTGCTTCTTAAGTAGAGGTTGTAGTTGTTTAATAAGTGAATTTATGTCAAAGTATTTTGACTTGTAAAAAGGGTTACTCGCATCCTTGCTGATTGCCCCAATTTCTTGCTGTAAGTTAAACAGCTTCTGATGTAAAGATAATTGTTTGCTCATATTAATTGTTTTAATTTAATCAAAGGTAAACAATAATTATGTAAAAAGCAAAAGGTGGACAAAATCCACCCTTCACAAACAAACAATTATAAGAGAAAAATTAGGAAAGTTTTTTAAGAAGCGTAGAATATTCCTTAATCATTTCCTCTAATTCTACATTTGTAAATTTAGTTATTTCTTGACTTTTTTTATGTAGTTCTTCAGATAAGTTACTACCAAGATATAAACTATACTTGTATTGCTCTCCTGCTCTATAAACGTTACAAGCTACACATTGTGGTTTTACATTTCTTAAATCCCATCTAGTACTGTAATGTTTTCTACTTATAAAGTGTCCTGCTTGTATTCCACCTGTTTTCCAATGTCCTACTTTACCACAAGTAACACAAGTGCAATAACCTCTTTTATCAGCATTACTTAATCTTACATACTGACTAAATACAACATCTAACTTTTTTACAAGTTTACTTCTTGTTGGTTTCTTTGCTGTTTTTGGCATTGTCTTTTTTTTAATCATCTAAAGACTTTAAAAGTATCTCACCAGATGCTTCGTCTATACCTTTAATTTGTTTGTAAATAAATTTAGAATTTGCTTTTACTTCTTTTTTTTCTGTTTTACTAGAATTTAAACCTAAGTTCGTATATTGATTGCAATCTATTTTTAGTAAAGCATCAGTTCTTTCTTTAATACTTAATTGGAAGTCTGTTGCTATTTTTTGTGCTAGTTCTTTTATGTCTTTCATATATTTAAGATAATACATTATTAGCCTCCACCCACCAAAGGTCGAACATTTTTTTTAAAAAGTCAATAGAAATAATTATTTTTTTTACTTATGGTTCTTGTTGCCCATAACTTTTTCGTAAGACCTACCCCCGAAGTACCCTGCAAAAACTACAAATAGCAATTCTTTAACGATTGACAAACCATCTATTTGCATATACCAACCCACAACAAAAGATACCGTTAAAAATATCAATGTAAGGGGTCTTACCGACTGTGACAGCCAGTTATTAGAACGTGAATCAGCTACCCACCTTCTAGTAATACCATCAAATTCGTGTATTTCTTGTTCTAGTTTCTTAAGAGCAATTTGCTTATCTGCTTCAGACATATCCGACCCACCAATAAGGGAACGAACCACATTCCCGACAGGGGTATCATTAGCAAGACTGCCAACAATACTGGGTATTTTTTCCAATAGGAAACTTCCAACCTTAGTATCTTTAAACTTCCTTTTACCACTCATTTAATGTATTTCCTACTGTATTAGTACACCCAGTAAACGTCTTGTGATTTTTCAGGGTGATTATCTGCGTGGATAAAGGTTTTAGCAATTCCAATTCTACGGAATCCTGCCTTAATAAGGGCATTGAGTACTGTGGCTCTTTGTGATGAACTTGTAACGGAAATGTCAACAGCGTATCCATAAAGATGACTACTTCCTCCTTGCCCATTTTCGTCAGGCATTTTTCCACCGACATATGCATTGTGGCTTTTTGTTCTAAATCCACTATTGATTTTAAAGGGTATCCCTGCAATTGAACGCGCATCATCGAGCATTTGAAGAGTAGGAGACTGCATATACTTACCAGAACCAATTTCGTCTGGGGAATCAAATTCACTAATTTCAAAATGTAACATATTATTTAGGTGGGTTGCGTTTATCGTCAAAATCCATTGCTGCCTTTAGTATAATTTTGTCCATAACGTTTTCTTGATTTTCAAGCATTTGTCTTTGTAACTCAATCACCATACCTTCTAAATTATCTTTAGCTTGTACTAAAAGTTCTATTTGATGTTCTTTCTTATCTAGTGCTGATTTAAGTGCTGTAACGTCATCAGGTTTTGTGCCTGTAATACTAGATATTATAATAGGAATACTTGCTGCAATAGTACCTATTAACATCATTACAACTTCTTTATTAGAATCTAATACGGGAAACTGTAATAAAGTAACAATAATGCCTACAACAAACAAAAATATAAACAAACTACCTGCATAGTGTCTTATTTCTTTTGCTACTCCATTTCTAGGCATTTTCATTTTATCTGTTTGTAGATTTTAGTTAACGTGTATATTATTGTCAATATCAATACAACTGTTTGCAACTGTGCATTTATGTTTGGCATAGTACTGAAAACTATTGCAGCTAAATTGAGTCCATATATCTTCAAGTCTTGCATTGTTTTATATTATAGCCCGTATAATCCTTTTGTTGCATTATAAGTATCTATTACTTGCTGTACAGTTAAAACTACACTATATGCTCTTATTTGTCCTACTGCTAGACCAGTGTGAACAATTCCAGATGAGTATCTACCAACCGACAGCGATGGGGTACTCCAAAATGAATTTGTCAAAGAAGAAATATGTGTAGAACCACCATTCATATAATAACGTAAATCTGAACCTGCGGCATTTGTAAGAACAAACATTCTCCACGTTCCATCTGCATATGCATAGTGTCCATTTAAAGGTGCATAATCATAATCCGTACCACCGTAGTCAGTATAAGTACCAATGGATTCATTTGTAGGATTAGTTGTTACATTACCGAGTGTTATATAATTGATATAAGATGGATTGTTGCCGCCTAAAAGAAAGCTGTAAGATGAACTCATTGATAAATTATACCAAATTAAAACTGAGTAGTTTGTGCCACTAGGCAAGTTCACAGAGGAAACCATATTTCCAGAGTTTGCTGTGAGACTCACATAATTATTTCCTGAACTATAACTGTAGCCGCCTTGTAGTGTAAAGTTATTAGTGTTAGAACTTAAATCAGTCATCGAAGTTCCACTCCCTTCCCAAGACTTTCCTGTTCCTACTTGTACCCAACTAGTAAGGTTATCTGTATATCCATCTGATGCTGCCGCTCCTGATGACGTAAAAAGTCTTTTCTTTAAACTCATACTAAATAATTGATGGTAAATCGTAAGACGCTACTTGCGCTTTTGTAGTCTTTGCGTTTATAGCTGTTTCGTGGTCATTGCATTCCTCTCTCAAACCATCTCTCTCTGTTTGAATATCGCTAGGAATAGCAGTACCTTTTTCGCTTTTTCTAGTAACATACCAATCTGACTTAGTTAACTTAGAATTATATATACCTTTTAACTGTTTTATTTTAGCTGCCTTTAAATCTGCTAAACTTTCAGCCCAAGTTATATTACTGACAGGGTATGTAAATTGACTGTTTTCAGAATCAAAGTATATATCACCTAGTTCTTTTATTCTACTATCAAATGTAGGCGCAACAACATCGTAAAATCCGTGTCCTTCCAATTCACTATCTGATAGTAAATCAAATCCCGCTATAATATTACCGTATGATTTAGGTACTGTATTATAAATTTTAATCGTTCCGTTGTAATCTTTTGCTTTCATAATTTATGGTGTATCGTCTCCTGATGTGAATTTATTAATAGAATATGCTAGTCTTGCGCTACTATCTGTATCATCTACACAAGTGATTTGTAAAATATTAGGCTCTGCAGTGTCTAACTCTCCTTCACCTACTCTGTAAAATACTTCATTTGTATAGTTTGAATTTAAGGTTAAAACCGCACTTGCCATTGAACCTAAAAAGACAACGTCTATTGTTTGCCCTAATTTTAAATTTTGTATTGTTAGTGTAGCTGTGGACATAGCACCAGACATTAAAAAAACACTTGCAGTAGAAGCATCTAAGTTTTGCGTTCCTGTTGAAGAACTTATTACCTTTGCTGTGTATCTGTCTGCTAACTCTGCGTGGTCTACAATGTCATCACTTAACATATCGTTAGTAACAAAATTGTTACCATACACCTCATCAAAGTTGTCGTTTAATTTGTCAAATGCACTTCTTAATGGGTCTCCTGTGCCGTCATTAGATGTTGTACCAATATTTACTGTCTGTTTTGCCATTTTTTAATTTTTAATATTCTGTTGCATCTGCTCTATATGCTGTTGTATCTGCTTTTATTGTGTTTACGTCTGCTGTCAAGTAAGAACCGTCTGCATCAGAAGGGTAAGCAATACCCCATCCAATACTTTCGTTTGCATTACCAAACCAAGTTACTTTATATATACTTCCCCAACTCATATTAATACAATACTTTTTTGTTCTTTTTGTTACTCTTATTGAGATACTTTGTTAGCTTCTCAATGTTCTTTGCCTTTGGTTTGTATTTTTTTACAGTACCCATCCACCAAATAAGTCTTTATCAGGACTTACATCTTCGTTATTGTTAGTATAGTATTCAGGGTATTTTGAACCTGCATTAAAAGATAAATGGTCTATTAACCTGTCGGTATAATACTGTGCTGTATTGCGTTCCTTTTCTAGTAAGTAATCAACCTCATCTCTTGATGCGTTTTCAGCATTCTCTGAACTATGTTTAAACACTCCTTTGTTTGCAATAGTATATGCTGCAAAAGGAAGCATCTCAACCATTGCCCAATGAATTAAACAAGGTTTTACCCATTCGTTTACTAAGGTTAGGTAATCACCTGCTAAATCATCATCTATTATGTGTTGCTTTATCTTGTCTATCAAATCAGAACCAAGATAGTTTTCTATGTGTTTGTCTTGTGCAATCTTGATGTACTGAATAAATTTATCAGTGTCAACATTACCACTCATCGCAGTAAACTTTACTATGTCTTTTCTTGTTACTAATAGTGCTTCTGCCATTTCTTACTTGTTTACAAATCCTTGATTAGGCATATCCTTTGGTCTTGTTGCTACTTTCTTGTCATTTACCTCTGGTTTGAACCCTTCCTTTTTTGCTTTGTTTACAGATATTTCTGCTTGTGGGTTTGTAGCATCTGGTTTAACTCCTTTACCCATATATGTCTTACGCATCCAGAAATGATGACAACCACCACCGCCTTTGTAAAGTTTGTGAAAGTTTTTGGTTAACCATATATTATATGTATCAGCACCATTTAAACCCCATCCTGCATTTACAGCTTTAGTTCCCATTTGAAGTATATCTTCTTTGCGGTATATCTTCTTGGATGCTACCATCTTCTTGCAAAACTCACGACTATTTGCACTTACCTTTAAAGGCGCGTATTGGTAGCGTACCTTAAATTTTAAACCATCTGCTTCCCCGTCTTGTTCGCTTCCTGCATTAGGTCTTGCAGAACCTGTTGAAGCCAATCCAATCATTTTATCTAATGCTTCTTCTTGGTCGTAGTCAACGGGTCTTTCATCTACTAATTCCCACTCGTCTAAATCTTCATCTTCTCCAAACTCTTCTAACAAGTCAAACATTTTATCATCATCAAAAGACTCTTCTTTAGCCAATTTAACGCCTGTTTCTTCCTCTCTTGCTTCGTCTGTGATGGCATTATCAGTTTCAATAAATTCAAGCGGTTGTAGAGTCTTAAAATAAAGTTTTAAACTTATTGCATTAACCGCTAAAATATCATCAATAGCTTCAATTATTAAATCTTGATAAGGTCGTATAGTAATGTTGTGGAATAGTAGAGATGCTGTTTTAATTTCGTCTGCATTATTTCCTAGACCACTATTCCCATCTCTAATACCTAAAAGCAAAGGTGATGTTACCCTATGTGCTACCATTAATTTAGTAGAACATTCAGTAGATAGATATTCATAGTGTGCAGGTGCATCGTTTAACGGTACATCGTCTATTGTAGTTTTGCTTTCTGCATTGTTGTTAAAGGCTATAATTACTTTTTCACCTCTTGCACCTGTAAGTTTGTTCATTACATCATTCTTGATGCTCATTTGTTTTTCTCTATCAGGTACACCGTTGTTAAAGTTTACGACCTTCGTTCCACTAAATCCGTTTTGTACGTCATTCATTAAGTAGTCAGATATTTCTGATTCTAATTCAGAATAAGCTAACCCACCTTGATAATCTACAGGGCAGTAATAATCGTACCCAGATACATAACGCTTAATAATTTTTACTTCTGGTTCTTTACCGTTTCCAAAACCAAATGCTGCTATCCTTTGTGGTTTGTCAGCAGGTTTCTTATTTCCCCAATCGTGATGGTAGTAGTACGCTTCGATGTGTCCTTCTTCGTTACACTTCTCTGCTCGTAGTGTTTGTCTTGGAAAGTGTTCACTTCTTATTACTTTACCATCTTTGTATAAGACTTGAAAGGATGCTTCGCCTAGTAATTTAAGGTCAAGAGATATTTTACGTAAACAGTTATCGTGAAAGATAGAACGTAGTGCAGCATACTCATTTGTTTTTGTACTGCTATCTAAGGCATCTAAACCTTTTCCGTATATCATATTACTAACACCGTTTATAATAGCGTTAGAAGTAGTTGAATTAGTGTATAGGTCTATAAGGTATTGGTAGTAATTGTTATCGCTACCATAAGCCACCCAATCTTTTTTCTTTTCCTCTACAACTTTAGGTCTATTGTAAGAAGATAAACTTACAACGTGGATGCTGTCTGTATTAGCTTTTATTTTGTTATTTCTTGCCATTATAATACTATAAATTCGTTTTCTTCACTATTTTCTGTATAGTCGGTATTGTTTATGCTGTAACTGCTTATTGTTTGGTTAGTGCAAAATATTTTATCTCTAAATATTAGTTCACTTCCTGCTTTTATTTCTAAAGTGTACATTGTATCTTCTACTAGTGTAAAAGTGTCTGTATGTTGGTAGTAATAGTCAGCCAACACAAAGCTAGTTACATCGCTACTGTAAATTTCTTTGTTTGTAGTTTCGTTCACAATCTTAATTGTGTAAGTTGTACCATCTACATAAGAACGTGGTATAAAACTGAATGTTTGGTCGCTTGATGAATTTTGTAAAACAATCATACTTATACAATAACATTATCTATTTTTTGTTAAGTATGGACATAAAAAAAGGGTAACATTTCTGCTACCCCTTAATCAAGACAAATTCTAATTATGAATTAGTTCCTTCTGTAATTGTTGCAGTTGCACTTGACATACCCGCAAATGGGTCAGCAGCAGTAGGTGAATCTACAAAGTTTGCAGGTTTCAACTCCTGTGCATTAAAGGTTAGAGTGTAACCAGATAAATCAGCCATTGCTGCACCTGTTACGATTGTTCCACCAGTTACCTCTGCACCGTGTTCTAATCCCATAACAAATACATTTCCGTTATAGTCTTCAACAGCGATATGCGGTCTACCGTAAGCTAATAGTTTTACTTCTTTGTTATCTTCTTTAGATAGTTTCTTAAATGTGATATTTAAGGTCTGGTCAAAGAAAGTCGTTCCGTTTTCTCTTGATGAGGTTACAGCTTGTTCAAAACTGCTGTTCCCTTTTAGTTCATATTTAAAGGCAGTAAAAGTACCTGACATATCTGTAATTTCGTCATCCGTTTGGGTTACAGTTCCGTAATCACCGAAATCTGTAAAATATACCGCACGAATCCCACCAACTACATCTTTGCAAGGTTCTTTTCTACCACGTGTTAAATCACAAGCCATAGTTTTTTAGTATTAAAAAAGGGTGAGTAGGCTCATTGGCTCACCCACCCTCTTAGGTTATTTAATTAATTCTTAGTTTGCAGAGTTAGTAATCCCGTAAGTCACGATATCTTCTACAATTCCGTATTGTACTCCTGCGGTAAATCGCATTACTACACGTACGTTGTCAGAACCATCAAGGTCAGACATATCTAAAACTTTAACTTCGTTATGGTCTGCTAATAGCCCAGTTCCAAAGAATAAGTTAGATTTTTCAGCAGCAACAGCTGTGTTGTCAGCTAATCCGTTAGCTACGAATAATTGAACGCCATCAAAAGAAAGTGAACCGTTATTCCACCATTGAGTACCCATAGCGTTTGTACCTGCTGCACCTAAGCCTGAAGCACCAAATCCGCCTAATGCACGAACGTAAGCACGAGCAATATTTTGTGATACATAAACGTTCAAGTCTTCACTTCCGTAAAGTGCAGAAGGAATAGCATCAACAATGCTTCCTAATTGTGCAATTACGTTTGAAGAATCAACAGTAGTTCCTGCAACTTCTTGTGCGGCAGGTAAAGCAGCATCAAGAGCAATTTGTGTAGTAAGTCCGTTGAATTGTCCGTTGTTAGAAGTATCTCCTGCCCAGATAGACTGTTCTGTTTTTTGAGCAACTTTAGCCGCTACGTGAGCGATTAAGAAGTCAGAAAACGAAGGTGGTAAATCGTGGTGTGCAGAATATCCCATCTGAATAGCTTCAAAATCTGAAACAAAGTCTTTCTTACAAAGTTGTAAGTTCACTTGTTGATATTCAGGTTGTAAAACTCTTTCTGTAAGTGTAATAGTAGAAGTGGGGTCAAAATCACAAGTTGCATCTTTTACGATAGCATCAGTAGATAATTTTTTGATTACTTCTTTAAACTTTACGTTTGGTTTAACAGTAATACCACCGTTTTCGATAGTAGAACCGCTTAATAGTGCAGCAGCAATATATTTGCCTGCAAATTCCCCATTATATGTAGGGGAGGTAATACTTGTAGTTGTTGCCATTTTTTATTTATTTATTAAAATTTCCAATTTTTCCGAGTACTCTATCAAATGTAGTAGCTACTCTTTTTTGTGCAAATAGGTTTAATTCTTTCTTTGCACTTGCTTCAGGGTTATGGGTGATTTTCTCAACAGGTTCTTCTGCTGATAGTTCTTCCTTAACTTCTTCCACAATATCTTCAACCGCTTCTTCTGCTAATTCATCTGCGCTCATTTCTTCTTTTGGTTCGAGCATAGATTTAATTTCTTCAACCATTTCTCTGATTTCAGAAAGTTCAGCTTTAGTAGCGTATTCCATTTCTTCTTTTTCTTCTTCCGCTGCTTCTACTTCTTCTTCGGCAGGGGCTTCTTCTTCTTGGGCTTCACCAATAGAAGCGATAATACCTTCTTCTTCTACAATTAAGGCTTGACCATCTTCTAACTTGTAATCACCCACAGGTAAGGCTACTCTTTCATCTTCTGTAACGATAAAGACCTCTTTACCTGCTGCCATCTCATCGGCTTCAATTACAGTACCATTTTCCAAAGTAGCTTGTGCTAACTTCACTTCTGTTTCAATAGAAAGAAGTTCTTTTGCTTTTGATAAAATTTCTGTTGCTTTCATATATTGTACAATAAATTATTATTCAGTTTGTTGTGTTTTTAACTTACAAATTTTAAAGAATTAGCACGTTTGCGTAGTTCTTTTGTGTCAAACTCTAAGTTTTGTAAATTCTCTATTGCTTTTTGCATCGCCTTGTATTCAGTTAAACTTTTAACTTCATCACCAAAACCAAGTTTTTTTGATTCCTTTACAAGGTTGCTCATTACACTTTTTAGTTGTCTTTTAAGGTCTGAAACATCGTCAAATTCTACTGCAATGCTTTTTATGTTTCTAATAATGTTGTCTAATGTATTTAACTCGCCCATCATTTCTCTATGTAATTTATCTACATCAGAAATTTTTCCGTTTACTTCTTTTACTAACGTCTTGGCTTCGGCAATAGAAGCTAACTCTACCCTCTCTTGTTGTTTAGCTAACTTGGTAATTATTTTTTGTACGCTTGGTTTCATATTTTTATTATTTAATTACTTCAAGTAAATCTTGTCTAATAGATGAAATCTTTTTTTGTAGTTGACGAGATTTTTTAATTTCAGGTAAACTGTTTTCATCAATACCCAATTCTTTTACTTTAGAAATCATTTTTTGTGCAATAGAAACAATTTTGTTTTCTGCTTTAGATAAAGATTTGAATGCTGCATCAGCTTTGTTCTGTACAGATTTTAAAGTTTTAACCAAATTTTCTGCATCTTCTAAAGATTGTAAAGCATCCATAGCAGCACTCGCATATTCTTGTGCTATTCCTAACTCTACCTTCTCTAAGTTATTCTCTTGCTCTTTAGCTAACTTAGTGATTATTTTTTGTACGCTTGGTTTCATATTTTAAAATTTTCCGTAAAATGCTTTTATAGCTGTTATATATTTTGTTTCCTCTTTGATTTCAGACTTACAACTTAATATTTTATTTTTAATATCATTAGGAACAGGCGCTCCTACTTCGTCAAATAATTCTTCTACTTGCTCACCAAGCGTAATTGCTTCTTTCCAATAAGATAGGTTTTGCTTGTATTTTTGTTCAGCAGTAGATAAAGCATCTATTAGTTTTAAAGATATATTTTCGCCACCATCGTTTGCTTTGTTAAAAGCACTTTCAAATTTTGAAATAAACCCACCTAACTCTACTTTTTCTACTTTATGCTTAGAAAACTTTTGTAAGATATTTTGTGTTTTATTGTCCATATTTATACAATAGGTTATTAATTACTTTGTTGTGTTTTTAATTTGCTGCTTCACATTCTGCACAGTCATCGTATTGAACAGATGCTGT